AATCTCGTCCGCAATCCATGCCTGTCCGTCTGTATCAGTGTAGGTTATTCCAGATGTGTCGGATGGAACTGGGATTGCAGGAAGCCCTGTTGGTGTGCTGATGGAAAAGGATTGTGGCTCATGGTATGGTTCATATGATGTGGCTGTGTTTCCCTCTTCTAACTGAATATGGTACACGCCATTCAGAACATCATTAAAAATAGCAGGTGCGTTATCTTGTTCTAATGTTCTAATATGGACTATAATGTTTCCGCTACTGTCTGTTGCAAATGTTTTTGGTCTATCTTTCCATACCCCATTGATATTACTACTCGGACCGCCAAAATAAATGCTTGCTACATTTACGGTTGCCGGAAAATCTGTTGATAGAGTATACTTTGTACTAGGTTTCAAGGTAAAAGTAAATGTATTTACAACGGAAGTACTGGTGTACTCTTTACTCAAATCAAACAAATTCTTTCCAGTAATCTCAACGCCAATG